GTTCATCGACCGGATGGAGGAAATCGGCCTCGACGGCCTGACGACCATCTAGCTACTTGCCCCTGAAGAAGTAGATGCGTCTGGGCGGCGGGGGCGTGCGTAATCTTCTTCTGCAATGCTTGGGCAATAATCTGCTTTCGTTCTGGGGCGTCCTTTGGAACCCCAAGGGTATCTAGCATTTTAGATAACTCTCCGGGGTCGCCTTTCGCCTTGCGCTCTATCGAGGATCGCAAAAGATTGATTCCCTCTGGCGAGGCAGGATCAATCCCGGCTGCGCGAAGCCCCCTCTGCATATCTGTCGGCTCTGGGAACTCCAAATCAAACGCCTTCCCAGGGTCAATACTCGCCAAGGCTTTAGCCGCCCCTTTACCGACTGCTTTAGCGACGCCCGATGTTGCCGCGAACCCACCAATAAAAGACGGCAACTGCAAAGCTCCTCGAGCAATTTGTCCGCCAATAGAGAAACCTCTAGTTTGTTCTTCTGCTAAATTCAAAAGATACTTCTTCACTCTCAACACATCTTTATTACGCTGAACTGTATTATCAGCATACTCGTTCTTTTGGATTCTTTTTATCGCTTCTAAATTTTGCCAACTGTTTGATATGTCAATTCCAGCAGAAACACCCGGGATGAAATTCCCAAGATACGACAGAGTTTGCCCCTCTCGAAATCGACGTGCTTGTTCAAAATATCCAATTTTCCCTTGCTTCTTCCAAGTATCGCTTAACGACTCTGGCACATCTAACAAATCCATCAGATTAAAATCTTTTTCTTCAACCTCAACAGGAGTAGTAGCGTCCAAAAAATCATCTGCACGGACCTGCGAAACAGGAGTCCTATCGTCAGTTTGCTGGTCTAAGAGTTGATCGAGTCGAATCTCTGGCATTATTTTCCTACCTTAAACAAGGGCATTCCGTCATAATCAAAACCAGATATCACGTACCCTCTATTCATAATTTGAACGTTATCCCCCGCAGTTAAATAAACAGGAAACCCTAGCGTTTTAAGCTGTGCTTTAGCTTTAGCATTCTTCAGAATTTCTTCATGCGCTGCGTCCCCTAATAAGTCTGTCTCGCTTCCCTGTGTCCTATCATTCACCTCATCTAAATAAAATTCCAAAGCGGACATAGCTGTTTCTTTTCCTTGTGGATTAGCATCAAAACTGGTCAATAGTTCATTCATCCGCCGCTTCATATTAGTATTTGATAAGTCCCCTTTAAAAGAAAGTTTTCGGTCTTTTGACTCCCCCATCTTATTGAGCACATCTCGATTCACGACTAATGCTGTTGCGGTCTGCCATTTTTTATAGTTTTTCATATCTATAGTTCCCGCTTTTCTAGCCTCCGCCAAATCTCTCTTGAAATTTAAAAGGCTCTCCACCGTCCCTGTTAAAGTATTGTTATCTACCAGATCCAGAAATTTAGCTTTTAAAGCCCCCATAGTATCGGGGTCAGCTTTTGCACGAAGATCGACTTGTTCTAATTCAGCATCTCGCAATGCTTCTAAGATTTGAAGTTTCTTCTGTGCCGTCTCGATTCTCGTGGATTCCACTCCTTCTGTTTTACGTAAACGCGCCAATTCAAAGGAGGTTTGATTCAACTTTTCTTCTAATTGATTTAGCTCTACATCCCCTGAAATGATATCTTCTTCATGTTGCGACAAATCCACAACCGTTTGAGCGGCCGCTTTAAACTTGACATGCTCTTTCTCACCTTTTCGCGCTTTGCCTACTAACTCCCCTAAATCAGCTTGGGTCGTAGCGGAGACCATATTCTGCACGCTAGGTTTTCTTAAAACTTGCTCTGCCTCGAAAATTTTCCCTTTATTGACCAATCCTGTAACAAACCCCCGGGCTAAAGAATCTTTCCCTTTTTGCAAAGTCTCTTGCGCCTCTTCTACGCCAAAAGCTCGTGTAAAGGCGCCTGCATCTTCTTCAAGTTTCCTCATCTTTAATAAGAAATGCCCCTCATAGGCGTCTGGTGTGTCAATTTCGGATAAATACTGCGCATCTTGGTTGATACGGTCTAAATGCTTTTGTTGGGTTAGCACAGTAGTTTGTTTAATTTGCCACGCTGTATTAGCTACTGCCCCCTCTGCAATAAAACCTTCCATTGCAATACCTAGGTCTGCTTGTTCACGCGCACTAAGCCCTTCTAAATGTTTTTGTTTAAGCTCCTCAAGCTTTGGGGCGAGCAGCTCATTAAAATTCTCTGGGTCTTCGAAACTGTCTCTTCTTGTATTTTCAACAGTTTGGAGATAGTCATTTGAAAAACTAGACATCACCATAGTTTGAGTGGCTGCATCTTTTTCTCTTTTTTGCTTAACCATTTCAACTTGTGCAACTTTCTGAAAGGAACTTGCCATTTGACCAATAGCACGAGCAGAATCCGCCGCTGACGTATCTAAAGTATTCACCCCAGTTCGGGAAGAAATCAATTTATCTCTAAAATGTTGAGGTACCCTAGCCATTAAAATATCCCCTCTTTTTTACCTGTCACAAATGTGGAAGACGCCGTCCCCGCCGCTTGTGAGAATCCTTGTAGCAACGCTGCGCGTCCTTTATTCTCACTGATCTGTGCTTCTCTAAAACCAAAATTAGTTTCAGCCGCCCCTCGACGCCTAACGGCTTGAATCTCTAAATTAAACTGCCGTGCCGTCTCATCCATCAAAGCTATGCTGGAGCCTGCTGCTGGGGTTAACCTAACCCCGTTTGCCGTAAATGCCATGCGTTGGGTGGCCAGCGTGCGATCCCTCTCTTCTTCACGCCGTGTCGCCTCTTCTTCTGCTTCTACCGCTGCCAGCCGGGCTTGCTCTCTTTGCTGGTCTGCTTGCATATTAAGAGCTTTTTTCTGCGCCTTGCCCTCCTGAATACTGCTAAAAGCAGACACCGCCCCTAGCGTCAAAAATAAAGCAGTCGCTGGGTCTCGGCATATCCGCTGTTGTGGATCAAATTTTATCATATCAACCCTCTGAAATTATTGCGTACATGTGGTAGTCATCTCCGGCCGCATTATAACGTCGAAGCGTCCCCTCTAATTCAAAACCAAACATCTCTAAAAACTTTGCATACTTTTCATCATCTCCTCGACAAAGCGCTTGGATACGATGGTTAAATATGGTTAGATTCTTTAAATGCCCTTTAAGTATCCGGCAAACTTCAATTGTATAATGTGTCCAGCCTTTGCCAGGCAAGATAAAAACCTCGCTTACGTTTATGCTCAAAGGGACAGCTCCTATAACCATAATTGGGGACCCTTCAGTTGTTTCTAACGTTAAGAAATAATCCTGTTCCGCAACCTGATATAGCTGCTCTTCCGTCAGACTGCTGGCCCAATTCTTAAAAGGGAACTCCCCAAAGTCCATGTTTAAATAATGTTTCACGTGAAACGCTCGGGTACGTATCATTCAACCCCCACGTCGATATCCAAAACCACAGCGTTGACTTTAGCTGGCATTGGTGTGTCTTGCACAATGACAAATTGTTTAAAAATATCCCACTTATCTTCAAGAGTTAATTCTTGGTACCCTGTTAAAGGTAAAGAAGGCCTGTCAGTCAACTGCCCCATTTGAGCTGTAGGTATCTGCTCTAATGTATATAGTGAAGTTCCATACTTAGTATAAAACGACTTATAAAATAGGATATTAGCTTTTGTTACATTCTGCTTTCTTCCGGCCGTTGTCTCCCCTCCCCCTGATAACACCAAAGGGAGAGAGATATGGATGCCTCTATATTTGTACCCAAAAACAGCAACGGCTACTTGCCTGTTTAATGTCACTGCCCCGTTAGCTACTGTGACGTCTGGGTGTGACCTCCCGTCAGCTAAAACTTGAATTGTCTCACCTTCTAAATGATGAAGCCCTTCAAAAGTTGTTGTTGTTAAAAACCAACTATTGGCAGGGATTGCGTCTGTATCGTCAAAATCCTCGATTATATCACATACCGCAACAGTCGTAGAGGTTACACTCACAATGACCGCTCGTCCTCCCCCTTCTCGATTCTCGTACTTCTTCCAGATCTCTTTACCTGCATCCGTAGCTGTGTCAGTAAAGACCGCCGAGGATGCTGTGAAGTTAACACTTTCTCCTGTAGTCGCCCCCGGTGTCATAGTAATTGTGCCGCCCGCTACATCTTTCCCGTTACTACTTAAATGGCTATCTAAATATGTGAACACCCTTTGTTGTTCAAAAAGTTCATTTTTAAAATCTGTTATGTCAGTTGTTTCGTTATCTTCCCCTGTAAAATAATCTTCCTCAATCAGACCCTCCCAAGGATCGGTCAAATATTCAAGGTACCGAACAGTGGTGCTGTTTATGGTTCTCTCAACCGCCACACAGATTTCATCATATCCTGAAACCTTAGTCTGAACAGCCACACTTACAACTTTCACCCCCGTTGTTCCTCCAGGCAATATGCGAAACCACCCAGAAGGGTCTTCCTTTGCCTTAACAACCGCTCCAATTAAACCCCCATCTACTGTAACTGCCAATGCGGTGTCATCCCGCCCTCGCTGAAAAGCTAATTGCTTAATCCCCCCTTCTGTCAAATGGTTGGATAAAAACTGTCGGTCATTAGACTTATAAGAATCCGCCAAGAGCTCATACTCAAAACTACGTAATTTACGTGACCCTTTTTGCATATAGAATAGCGTGGACCCGTTTGCCACAGGAGAAAGTTGCTGCGCTCCATATGGATCAATAGGGCGCGCTCTAAAAGTAGCGGGCGTGATAGCTTCGTTAGGGCCCCCTCCATCAATAGCGCTAATCCCGCCTGTAGTGCCCACTGCGATAAAAGGCTCTGTCCCTGCAATCCAATTGATGTAAGCAATATCGCCTTGGGAAGAAGAGATAGGGTTAATGATGGCATCGTCCGCAGCCGCCGATCCTAAAGTATAATCATCATACTGAGCCACCCCAGATGCGTTTGGCCCTTTTGAGGCATACACATTATCAGGGTTATTATTTGTACTGGCCCACCAAAGACGTCCTTCATAAAAAGCCACACAACCTGGATAAACGTTTGAGCCTGTAAAAGGGTCATTCGTTCGTGTATACGTGGCAAAAGTCCAGCTCGTAGCGCTTACCCTTGTCAATTTATAAGGAGCCACCGACCGATGCGCGAAGTACCCCACATTTCCTTCACCCGCCCATTGAAACTCGAAAAGTTGGGCTGTTGTGTATGGTGAGGTTAATTCGTAAACTATGGTACAAGTGCCCCCAGACGTATAAGCTGTAAAATTTGAGCCGTCTACATCGTTGCCAAACAAATCTTGTAATTCAAAAGTATGAGTGGTCTTATTAGCCACCCGGAAATACCGCCCATTAAGCTCCGTCATTCCCGCCACACTAGCAATATAAACTTCGTCCCCGTCAGAATATCCATGAGAAGTGGCTGTGATAACAACTGGATCCGCCGCAGTTGCCCCGGAAATATTCTTGGATGTTGTGCTTAAAGTAACAGAGGCGCTTTCATGGATGCGGAGTTTCCCATTTGTAAATTCGAGAATATATGTTTCACTATCGGAGTATTTAAACGTCTCGAGCCGACAAGTATTATTTTGACGCGTAGGATGGGAGTACGTCAAACCCCCTCTGTATTCAAGGGGCCCTTGCGCTCGCGGGAACCAGTTAAGACAGCGTCTTGCACTGGCAGTATAAAGTTCAGATTCACTACGGCCGTATAGGTCAGAGGATACTTCAGCACCCGCAAAGTTAGAAAGGATCTGCTCTGGCATGATTAATTTGCCTCAAATAAGAAATTATACGGTCCTGCTACCTCATTATTCATTGAAGGGTGGCGTCCCGCATTAACAATTTTACTGCGCTGAAATCTTCGTGGGGGTTGGATCTGCCCGTTTGCACCGCTTGCTTTTCGTCGCGCTTCTGCCACATACTCACTAGCGAATTTTAAAGCAGAAGGTTTTGCTGTTATCTTAGGACCAATGCTCACCGCTAATGTGCCCGCCAATAGTTCAGTAAAATACCCGGGGAACAGTGTCACATCTTCAATATCTTGAATAAACCACGTATCAATAGAAGCGGCACCTCCCCTATTAATAAGTAGTCTTTTACCTTCAATTCGGTAATCAAATCTTTGTAAAGGGTAATCCCAATCAACAAGGGCCGTCAATTTAAGGTAGTTATTAGGGAAAACATAATAGTCTGCATACCGATTGATTGTTGGTGTCCCCCCGCGTGGGATAGCCTCACTTGTCTGTGAGAAAGCAAAATTAGACGTCTCCAAGAGTTCTCTTCTTGTCATGTCGTACCACCTCGCACAAAGTTGCTCAATAGGGGAAGAAGGAGAGTCGATATCTGAAATGGTTTTCTCATTTAATAAGTCTAATGCGAGGTTGCAAACAGCAACATTACTGGTAGGCTTTGACATACAATCACTCCCTAAAAGAAAAGGCACACGCAAGCGATAACTAGCGTGCGCCTTTAGATTTCTTCAGCTTTATTAGGATTATCGACCGAGCGTTGTTAACTGTACGGTGATAGTTCCAGCTGCTGAAACTTCAGAATTTAATGTGATACATACCCAATATGAATCGTTAGGTAAACTGCCCACAACGTCCCCTGTTGCTACGTCGTTTGCAATATCATAAAAAGGTTTAACACCTCGTTCTTCCACACCTAAAGCTGAAAGAATATCCAACCGAGACGCATATGCAATTCCTGCATTCGGGTCAAGCCCGTCTGCTAAAGCGTCTTTGTCTACAACTACTTCACTATCACGATAAAGACCTACGTCTAAATCAGAAGCGCCAGCAATTGCGTCAGAAATCAACCAACCTTCAACTGGAATTTCGTGAGCACCGACTCTAAAAAGAGCTTTGATGTCACCTGCTGCATCAGCCGCTTCAGTTTCAAAAGTGATCGTCCGAACAATCGGTTTAACCCCACTTGACTTATGAGCGTCTGTCGCCAAACCAGCTGCTACATTAGAATCTACAATATCAAAAGACATATTCTCATCTCCTCTTATTAGTCAGTAGTCTGAACTTTTTGTACAAGAACACCTTCAGTACGAACTGCCCCTAGTGTCCAGTTTACCTGAACCTGGTTAGTCTGTACAAGATCAGAACGCTCTTGGACTTTAATTTCAAATTGTTTTGGCATTGCATAGCAAAGTGCTCGAGAGCTCATTGCAACACAATCACGAGTCCCGCCAGTTACACTTAAAACGGGATTAGTCGCCCCAGCTGCGAACTTAATCAGACGCATACCAACAGCTTCTTGGATAGATCCTTTCTCTACGTTGAAACTACGAGTGTAGTCTCCAGAGATAAGTTCTGTCTCTTTTAACAATGCTTCATGTTCATCCCCTGAAATACAGAAAATGATATCTTCAACCATGTCGTTTCCAACATCGTTGTCAATAAAAGTTCGACCCATTTCAAGTAACTTCTCATAAGTCAAACCACTTGTTGCATCGATTGTAGATCCACCATCATTAGTGAATGTAACAGTTGTGTCAAAATCTTCACCTGTTACAACAGACGCCAATGAAGCTTCAATACCAATGCGGTCATGTACACGGGACATAGCCATCGCACATGCTTTTTGATATTCTTGTTCTGGGTTTAATAATACTTTGGAGATATCATCTTCGTCGATAGGTAGGGTCAAAGAAAAACGTCTACGACCAATTTTACGACGAGTGATTTGTAAGTCAGAAAAGTTAACTGTGTTAAAGCGACCATTTAATTCTTGTGCTTCTACAGAACCTACGCCATCATATGCGTACGACTTACCTTTTAACTGCTTGACTTGAGAGATCCCGCTAAGACGAGCTTTCGTCTGTTGTGCTTTTTGGTGCACACCGTCAGAAAACTGGATCACTTGACCTTCTGTGATTTGAGCTGGCATTATCAGCCTCCCTAAAATAAAAGTTGAACACTAGAAGTTTGCTACGCTCCCCGAAAGCATTCGGACGTGTTGCCTTTTAGGGCCGGCTCCAGCCCGCGGACGTGTTTTCAAGACGCTCCCCGCTATACCAAAAATAGCATTCTTGTGTAACAATTGTCAAGAACTATTTCATTTTTCCAAGTTGGTCATACATTTCTGCTACTTTCTTAACTGTGCTGTCATGCTGTGGATGACGAAAATCTTTGTAGGCTTCAGAAGCCATAAGTTGTCTAGCTTCCTCTTGAAGACCCACCCGGTCCATCCCTGTACTTGGGTCTTTTAAATTGACCTCATCTTCAGACATGAATTTTTTATAGACATTGTTCAGAACACCTGCCAGGACTAAACGCTCATTGTCCCCCAGATTTTTGATTTGCTCATCGAATTCTGGTGGGGAAAATTTCTCGATCAAAACATTGGCATTCTTAACAGCTTGTTCCTGGCCCTCTTTAAATACTTTTTTAGCAATCTCTTGGGTTTGAACAGTTGTCTGCTCTTTACTCTCTGCTTGCTGTTTGGCAGTTTCCAATAATTCTGAATCATACCCTTCAATCAAGATCTTTGCTTGCACAGGGGTCAACCCCGCTTTGTGAAATAGTCCTTGCATCTTCCCGGTAAATTCTTCGTTTCTCCCAAACTTCGTTGCATATTCCGTTTCAGGGAACTCGTAAGCATCTGCCTTTTCTGGACGGATCTTTTCAAAATAACTCGTCCACTCCTCTTCTGATGCGTCAGCTTTAGGAATGTCCGTCTGTCTTTGTCCAATCAAAGATTGGGCATTGTCGAAAGTTTTAAACAGATCGTCAACTGTTTTGATCTGCTCCATGTAGGGCTTGCCCTTATAGTCTTCGGGGATGATGGTTGATAAATCAACCTCTGATTTTGGCTCTGGTGGTTCCTGCCCTGTTTGATGGTCTACCTTAACGGTTGCCCCGGATGCAGGTGGATCTTGTGGATCTTGTGGATCTTG